ATATCAGGAAATCAATCGATTGCGAGTGGGAAGGGCGGTCCCGAATCAAATTCAGCCATGTTCGCAAAGGTCCATTTCCTGCCGTAATACACCGTCACCAACGCACCAGGATAGTTCATGAATCCTTCCTCGGCCGCCTCCCGAGAAAGTCCGTTGGCCCAAAGCGAGCCAAGTCGGCCCGTTTCCACATGCGTGTATTGGGGCGCATGCAATTCCTCGGCCAGTCGCTCTCGTTCCGCCTTCTCCGCTCGAAACATCTCCCCATTCGCATGAGCGAGTAACTTGGCGGCTTGGAGGTCTTCGCGGAGCTGCTCGATGATCTCCGCGTCGGACTCGATCCGATCAGCGGCTCCGTTGGCGCATTGGACGAACTGCATGAGAGTGAGAGGATCACCCTCAACCATATCGAGCGGCATCCTCAGAATGCCAAGTAGCATCAGGTCACTCATGATTTTCCCCTTGTTGCTGTGCGAGGGCGGCGTCAATAGCTGCATCGAGCGCCGTATCGAACAAGTCGGTATCCATTCCCTCGGTATGCGGCAAACGAAGCTGCACGGCGTACAGTTCCCGCATGCCATTAGGCGTATCGCGATCCTCATCCCTGAGCCACCGATACCGCTCCGCATCACGCTTCCATCCCTCAACCTCCGCATCCGACCACGCCGGAAACGCTCCTGTTTCCTTCGGATCAACCGGCAGCAGATCACCCGTCTTCTGCCGCGCCTCGATCTCGCCGTTTGCGCCATCTGCGAGCGCATCGAGGAATCGCACGGGCGCGTTCACGGTTCCGGCGAGTTGGTAGGCGGCGGCACATAGCGCCTGGTAGCGCTCACGCTCGGCGCGGAGTAGGGCGAGACGGCCGGATAGTTGGCGGATTGTGGTGGCTATGGCGCTCATAATGAAATCCTCAAATTAGGGCGTAGTTGGCCCAATCATTCCATGCTGCTTTAGGTGTTTTCCCGTAACCAATTACATCATTAGACTCACAAAACCATGTCAAGCCGGCTGATGAATTCATCCTTCGAATATGCGGCTTTTGAACATTTATTCGAATTGGAAATATTCCTAGAAATTTCCATGTGATCCTCATTGTTCGTTGCTCGCTCATTCCCCCTCCACAAAAACGGCCTTGAATCCCTGACGCTCAGCCCAGCGCTCAGCCACTCCAGCATCCTTGAAAATTTTCAATTCTCCGTCCTCCCAAAAGCAGAACACATACTTCCTGCGCCCGTTCCAGCGGCGGAATTCGATGGTGTTGGTCATACGTCCTCCTACCAATCCGAGCCGCTGCTAGACGATCCCGTGTCAAAACTGCTTGACCCACTGTCGCAACTGCCGCTGCCAGAATCCCATGAACTTGACGAGCTGCTGTAGTCATGACTGGAACTCGACGAGCAATCATCGCTGCTTGTTGTGGACGATGAATCAAAGCTGCTGCTCGATGGCTCCGGCGATGAGTACATCGACGCGTGAAGTGGATTGAATGGGCTGATCGGGCTCAGCGGGTTGAGCGGATTAAGCAGATCGGTGGAATCATCATGTCGCGGTGCTGATTGATACGCGCCGTAGCTCGACGACGGATATCCGGCGACGCTTCGCGTGGCTGATACCTGCGACTGCGTAACGGTGACAGCGATCTTCTTGCGGCCGAATAGTTTTTTGAGCAGATTCATGCTTCCTCCAATTCAGTTTGTTCCAATCCCATCTTTCGAGCGCGCACCGGCTCCCATCGCGCGAGCGCGCTATCAAATGTCGCGACTTTTACCGCATATATCTCCATCCCTGTATCGAGCCATGTATGGCACCACATACATCCAGGCACTGTGTATCGATGATCTGCCTTCCGAGCGCCAGCCTTACCGTGCTTGCTGAAATTGCTATGGCACGGAACCACGGTTGGATCTTCATAGCCAGTCCAACCATGCACCGCGAGCAAATAGCATGGCTCGCCCCTGCAAGCAGCCAAATACTTCGATCCTTCTGCGACAGTAGACCGCTTGATCTGCGACTTGATCGCCGTTTTGCGCGCGGGCTTGGTGCTTTCGGGAAGAGGTGAGCTTTTGCGAGACCATGAGCCGCGAGCCATCGGAGTCTTGCGCGGGCCGAAACCGGAGCGTTTCATTTCGCCAGCCATCCCAAATAGAACGCCAGCATCGGCGCGGCCCAAAGCGCGAGGAACTTCCAGCCGCGCGAATGGTGTTGAAGCCAACTAGGCCATAGAAGGCCAATGGCGATGAACGAGAGAATGCAGATTCCGTCTTTCACGTTGCACCTCCTTTTTTCTGATATCCCAGCCAAGGCTTGCGAATGTACGTATGGAAGTACTCCGCTGCGGCTTCGTTACTATCCAGCTCGGCACGGCTCGCGATTCCGCATTGTTCGCGCATCCAGTCAGCGCATTGGGCGGCGTCGAGAATGCATTGGTCGAATTGATCTTCGACGAAGTGCCAGAAGCTCGGATCGTCACAAAGCTGCGCGGCTAGACGAGCTAAGACACCTCCCTTGGCCGTGTTATTTCCCGTGGCCGTGGTATCTCGCTGCACCGGCTGTTCATCCTCACCGATCTCGACAAGTACCGCCGCAACGCGATGGCCCGCGATCTTTCCGCTCTTACATTTGAGATGCCGAAATGCTTCCAGATCCTCCGGCGTGATCCAGAACTTGACCCATGCGCCATTGGCCGAGGACTCGCCCCAATTCATGAGCTGCATCTCGCCACTGAATATGGTTGGAACGTCGCTCATACCGCTTCCTCCAATACCCAACCAATGATCTCGATCGCCTCCGCCACATCCTCAGCATTGACGCCCGGATAAATCGAGCGAAGCATCTTGGCGAGAGTTCCAGCGTCGCGATGGTCTCGAAGATCCTCATAGATCAGGTCAGGATGCGGGCCATGCTCGATATGCCATAACGAGAATCTCCCATTCACGTTATCGAACGCGTACCAATTCGACGTGCTCCAACGTGCATAGCTCATACCTTGCGCCCCACACACTCAGCCAGCGCGAGTTCTTCGAGCCGCTCGGCCATGTCCTTCAATTCGGTTGCCAGTTGTGCGGCTTTCGGATTGTTCGCAAAGCCCTTCGCTGAAGCTTCGGCAATGGCGTGCGTCGTGTTGCTGATGCGGACGATCAGTTCGGCGGTGTTCATGCTTGCTCCCTTGCGACATTCAATTTCGGCTGAATGAGAATCCAGCCAATGAAGAACGTGATAGCGCATGCTGTCATTCCGGCCCAGACCATCAGGCCGATAAGGATTGCCGTGCTTGCGTGCGAATAGGCATGGCGCGACATGCTTCTAGGTTTCTTAGCCTTTTCGATTCTTCCCCAGAGCGCAGCTATCACGAGAAGAACCGCCATCCCCCATAAGATGAACGCAAGAAACGATCTGGCCGAATCGATATGCTCGGCCTTCCAGAGGTAGAAGGAGCCTAAAATCACCGCGTCCGTCGATAACGCATAAATCCATTTGCTCATCATTGTTCCTTTCTTCTCAAATTGGCAAACAGTCTCCTGATTCCATATGATTTGAGGAAAGAGACTGCCGTAAAAATCCCCGTCAAGCTGATGTTGTCGATCAGGTTCACGCTCATCCCGTAATGGGGCAGAACTATGTAGTTCGTGATCATGCTCAGTACGCAGCCTGCTATCGCACTCGTGCCTGCTTCGATCATCGAGACTCGACGGGACTGCATTCCTATACGGCTCCTGCGATCAGTTCGGCGTATCGTTGTAAAAATGCGCGTTTGGCGGGAATCGGTTCAACAGGAACAATGACGCCAGGCAGCGGATCGATTCCGTCGATCGACGTCCAAATATGCGTGTCGTCATCTTTTCGATTCATCAAGTCACGTTGCTCCGTACAAAGAGCGATGAGATCGGCGCGCTTGATCTCTGACGGCAACTTTGGGCCCAGACCAAATTGAGCGAAAACCGCCCCTTCGACGCGATCTTCGATCACCGCATAGTCGGGAAGCATGCGTTTCAGTGGCTTCGGAATGTCGCCAATGAAAGCTTCAGCGGCATCATGCAATAGCCCGGCAAATGCAAACTCTGGCGGCACGATGTGAGATACGAGCACGCTATGCTGAGCCACGCTATAGAACACTCTCGATTGACCTCCGAAACGGCAGATATGCGATAGGCCATGAGCTATCGTTTCGATTCCAAATTTACTTTTAGACGGATTGGTAAAATCGAAATACTCGCCGTCAATGGTCAATATTGTGGGTGTCACGCTTCCTCCCGCACAGAAAAGAATCCAGCCATAGCGTTTCCAAGATCGGAGAACGAATAGGCGACATGCTTCGGTTCGCGGGCCGATTTCGGCCCTTTCTTCGATGCCGCCTCATCAAACTCCTTGCTTCCACGCTCGTAGACCGGCGATGCGCGCCCATGAGAATTCGGCACACGGCCGCCAGTATCGACAAGGCATCCATCGCGCAGCAACTTGCGGACGGCCGTTTCGACCGACTTCTCTTGCTCGTGCAGGGCAAGACACATCTGCGGGCGCGTTGCCGTTTCGGCACTTTCCATGTACTGACAGATTCGTTTGGCGATGGTCATTTCGTCACTTGGCTAATAAGAGAGGCAAAGTGATTGGTCTGACGTCCGGAACGTCGTACCTTGATCAATGCCTTGTTGTTTTGGTAATAGCGAGCATTCGTGGCTTTACGATTTTGCACAAATGGTTCTGCATCCTTGTGGTTGCCGATGGCATAGACTCCAGCTGCCAATCCCGCGATGCCAACTTGAGGGCGCCATTCCTTCACATAGAAGTGCTTCTTCTTTCCTGAACGTGAAGTGCTGATGCACGATCCAATCGTCTTAACCGGCTTTCCAAGTTCTTCCGCCAGTTCCTTAGCCGTCATCGGGCCATATTCCCTGATTGCACGCTGGATGGCGTCTCGCGTGGTTGGTTTGGTTGGCATTACGCGGTCTCCCGGTGCTTCCAGTACTCACGTTCCACCACGGCCAGCGCAGCGTTCATCTCGCCAATCGTGATGATCTTCAGTTGCTCGATCCAAGTCGTGATGGCTTGCTCAACCGTTGATCGATCAACGGCAGACACGAACAACAGCTTTCCGGTCTCGTGATATGCCGGCACCATGCGGCGCATCGCTTCGTGAGCGGCGTCGAACAGATCACGCGCCTCAGATCCGAGTCCCCCTTTTGCGAGCAACCATCCGTGATTCAAGCAGTTCGCAAGGACATCCCACTGATCTTTCGTGCCATGACCGCGCGTGACGGCATCCAGAGCGGTGAGGGCGGCCATCTCGAACTCATCGGAAAAGTCCTCGGTGACGGCCTGCTTCATGATCCGGTTGCGCTCGATGGTCATCAGGCATGAGTGCAGCCTGACCGGCTTGGGTCGGTACGCCTTACGCTTCTTGCTTGCTGCCATCACACACCTCCCAGCGTTGTCACCATTTCGCGCGCATGCGCTGCCCATACATCGATCGATCCCTCGATCGTCCATTCATAACCAGGCCAATCACCGCCAGCGTCATCCACCAATCCAGCAGACGGCCAAACCGCGCGCCACTCGTCTCGGTCCTTGCGGAAGAAAAGAACCGGCACGCGCTGTTCGGCCTGTGCCTGCTTAACCGCCTGATCCCACCAACCGGCGATTTCAGCCCGTGTCGCCGTCGCATGTCGTTTCACTTCCGGCGTGAAATGGGGAATACCTTCGAGATCGGCTTCTCCGTCGAGCTGGCGCACGCGGCGCTTCACGTCCCAACCCGTCAGGTCGCGCACGATGGCAGCGATCTCCCTTTCACCGACCTTTCCCTTCGTCCGAGACTTCATTCCCATCTTTCACTCCGTAAGCACTACTTAGTTCATTGGGTGGATTGCTTGACGATTTCATGGAGCCTTACTTCGCCGCCCACCTATCGCAGCTATAGTTCCCTTTGCAGAACCACCAGACTGGCCGAAGTGCACAATTCCTCAAGCCGATCCGATAATGCGATTCGTTGCCGGGATCTTTGGTCGCGTGGCGGCAGGTGCGACATTGGCGCTCAGGCTGCTTTTCGTCCACGATGCGAATCCCAATCAAATGTCACCCAGATACCGCCCTCGCGCAGACGATCGAAACTACGTTCGCCTAGGAATTCCTTCATTCCCTTAGCACCAAGGTTCGTCAACAGAATCGTCGGCATCAAATCGCGATAGCGGCGATTCAGAACGTCGAACAGAATCACTTGCTCGCCGTCAGTGCCGTACTGCACGCCGATTTCGTCGATGATCAGCAAGCTCACGGTCGATAATTCGTTCAGGACCGCGCTTTCTGTCATCTCCGAATCACGGCGCCAGGTATCGCGGACCATGCGTACCAAATCGAGCGCATTCAGGTACATCGCTGTGCCGGTGTTCATGACCGTCATAGCTGCGGCAAGCGCAAGGTGACTCTTTCCGGTTCCCGGCTTACCGGAAAACACGACCGTCGTGCCGTCGCGGGAATGGTCGGCAAAGTTCTCAGCAAATTCCTTGGCGGCTTGCAACGCTTTTTGCTTCTGCTCAGTATCAGCCACGTAATTTTCGAACGTGCGATCACGGAAGCGAAGCGGGATGCCAGATTGACTCAGACGCTGTTCCATTCGCCGTTGGCGGGCTGCCTCTTCTTCGGCGATGCGTCGACTTTCCTCGGCCTCCGTACGCTCAGTCGAACAGGTCGGGCAGCTGGACCAAAAAAATCTGCCCCGGAAGACGGGCATTTCCGTCGCCTTCGACACAAATTCCCCGTGCTTTTCACACTGCACAAGCTTCGCTACGGGTTTAGCATCAGAAACTTCCATCAGGATTCACTCCTTCGCGATAGTCAACTTGATCGAATCCACTATGCCGACTTGGTTTTCTATTGCTTGGCTGCGCACCTTTTTCGGCTCCAGAAACTTGTAGCCTCTGAGCGGATGCGCTCCACCCCTCCAACTTTTTCGCGATGTAACCGACCGAGATCGTCTCGTTCGGCTTCGCTTCTCGCGTTTCCTTGCAGCACACATCAACCGTTTCCACCGATACCCCCTGCTCAGCAATCGCCAGAATCGTTGGATGAGCGGGATTCGCATTGATCGAGTATTTCCGCATCGTCATTGCGATCAACGCAGGTGCGCTAGGTATATGTGGTTCTATATCTTCTCTACTCTTATCTAATCTGTCGTTTCCTTGCGTTGCATCGCGTTGCATTTCCGTTGCGTCCGTTGCGCCTCGTCTCTTTGCGTCCCTATGTCTCCTGCTGCGTTCTGTGCTGGAAAGCGCACCAGTATTGGGGTTTCCGGAATCCTCGCGCTTCGGTTGGCGTTGCTCCCACTGGGTGATCCGGTCGTCGGCGATCAGCCCTTTTTCAACCATTGCGTCGTAAATCCGCTTAACAACTCCATCATCAAGACCAAGCGCAACATCCCAGTCGTTGCAGTCGAACGATGCAACGTTGCCTCTCGTTGCATCTGCGTTGCATTGCGTTGCATTGCTGGCGCATTCAAGCAAGCAGGCCCATACCGCAATCACAGTGGCGGAGTTTTGCTTACTGCGTCGCGCGACCCACTGAAACTTTGGGTCGGTTACTGTTCCGTGCCACCAGCGGAGCCAATCCACTCAATTCACCTCAAGCGTCTTTTCAGTCGGGTTGAACCGTATTCCTTGCTTCTTCGCCTGCTTCCAAATCTTGTTCGGCGATAGGTCGGCGACGTGCGCCAGATGCTTCATGCACTCGTTGACGCCACCGGCCGGGTAATGCTCGCGCAATACTCGAAGATCGCTCGTCGTCCAGTGGTGGTAGGGGCGCGTCATGCGGCGTCAATACCCATGAACTTGTGCGGGTCGACGCGGAACATTTCGATCTCGTACGTTGAGAGCATTTCTTGCCATTCGACAGTCATCGTGCGTTTGCGCCCGAAGTACCGGCTGTATGTCTGAGCTTCCATGTCGATGACAACCAAGGCAGGTCCATTGAAGATTTGGGATTCTCGGCTCACGCGGCCCTCACATAGCCCATGCTTTTGATCTCGTCTTGAACCATCTGGGCCAGCATGGCTTTGACGTGTTCGGGGATTTCGCCTTCCGGCCGCGTCATCCACTTATCCAAATCGCGATCACACTTCTCAGCCCATTGCTTGATCGCGGTGTTCGAACAAACGCGCTGCAAAATGGTTTCTTGCTCACTGGACAAATAGCCCTTGCCGTACTTCACCTTCGCAAGATGGGCGCCCTTGAAGCCAAGGTAGCTCGCGATTTCGCCTTCGTTCTTGCGCGCGATTCGGCTCTCCAGGCAAAGACACACAGCATCGCCATAGCTCTTGCAAGCATTGATCAAAGCGTCATCAAGCCGCCGCGGACGGGGAATATCCGTCAGCACCG